GAAAACAACGGCAGGTAACCGAATTTTTACCGATAGGAACAAAGCAGATTTGTATTCACTGTTTATCAATGTTTTGCATGCCAAAGGACGCTTTTCAAAGGAGTATTTCTACAACCTAAAAAAGAGCGTTATGAAAGTGGAAAAATTCAAGGTGCTGCTCTACCTGAAAAAGAGCGAGCCGGACAAGACCGGCAAGGCCCCGATCATGGGACGGATCACCCTCAACCGCACGATGGCGCAGTTCAGCTGCAAGCTCTCCTGTACCCCCGGGCTATGGAACGCGCGTGAGAGCCGATTGAATGGCAAGAGCCGGGAAGCGGTGGAGACCAATGAAAAAATAGAGAGGCTGCTGCTTGCCGTACACTCGGCCTTCAATTCCCTCATGGAAAGGAAAAAGGATTTCGATGCCGCCGCGGTCAGGGACATGTTCCAGGGTAACGCGGGCATGCAGATGACCCTGCTCAAACTTCTCGACCGGCACAATGAGGAGATGAAGGCCCGTGTCGGCGTGGACCGTGCACCGACGACAATGTCGACCTACGTGTACACCCGGCGCACCCTTGCCGAATTCATCAAAACGGAATTCAAGGTCTCGGACCTCGCCTTCGGACAGCTCAACGAGCAGTTCATCCGTGACTATCAGGATTTCTGCCTGGAAAAGAAGAAACTGGCAATGGAGACGGTGCGCCATTACCTGTCCATCCTGAAAAAGATCTGCCGCATCGCCTACAAGGAGGGGCACTCGGAGAAATACCATTTCTGCCACTTCAAGCTGCCCAAGCAGAAGGAGACAACACCGAAAGCACTCAGCCGGGAGAATTTCGAGAAGCTACGCGATCTGGAGATACCGGAAAAACGCAGGTCACATGTCATCACCCGGGACCTCTTCCTCTTCGCCTGTTACACCGGCACCGCCTATGCCGATGCGGTAAGCATCACCCGGGAGAACCTCTTCCAGGATGACGAGGGCAGCCTCTGGCTGAAATACCGGCGGAAGAAGACCGACTACCTCGGACGCGTCAAGTTGCTGCCGGAAGCACTCGCGTTGATCGGGAAGTATCGTGACGATACCCGCATCACCCTCTTCCCGCCGCAGGACTACCATACGCTCAGGGCCAACATGAAATCCCTGCGCCTGATGGCGGGGCTGAGACAGGACCTTGTCTACCACATGGGAAGGCATTCTTTCGCCTCATTGGTCACGCTCGAGGAGGGAGTGCCGATCGAGACCATCAGCAAAATGCTGGGACACTCCAACATAAAGACCACCCAGATATATGCCCGTGTAACTCCGAAGCGACTGTTCGAGGACATGGACAGGTTCGTCGAGGCAACCCGCGATTTGAAACTTATTCTTTAATCCTTAAACAATTAAACAATCATTATCATGCGCAGTACATTTAAGCTTTTATTCTACATCAACCGTAACAAGGTAAAATCGGACGGCACGACCGCCGTCCTCTGCCGGATCAGCATCGACGGAAAGAAATCGGCTGTCACGACAGGCATCTATTGCAAACCCGGAGACTGGGACAGCAAGAAGTGTGAAATCAAAACAGCCAGGGAGAACAACCGCCTTACCGCCTTCCGAGGCCGGCTGGAAGAGGCGTACGGGAACCTGCTGAGGAACCAGGGAGTGGTCACGGCCGAGCTGCTCAAGACCACCGTATCCGGTGCCAATTCCGTGCCGGAATACCTCCTGCAGGCCGGAGAGGTGGAACGCGAACGGCTCAGGGTCCGCTCCAAGGAGATCAATTCCACCTCCACCTACCGCCAGTCGAAGACCACGCAGCTTAACCTCAGGCAGTTCATCGAATCCCGCGGGATGAAGGACATCGCCTTTTCGGACATCACCGAAGAGTTCGCCGAATCGTTCAAGGTCTTTCTCAAGAAAGAGCTGGGACACAGGAACGGACACGTGAACCACTGCCTGTGCTGGCTCAACCGGCTCATCTACATCGCCGTGGACCGGGAAGTATTGCGTGCCAACCCGATAGAGGACGTGGCATACGAGAGGAAAGAAGCGCCTAAACTAAGGCATATCAGCCGCAGTGAACTGAAGCGGATGATGGAAACCCCGCTGCCCGACCCGATGATGGAGCTGGCACGCAGGACGTTCATCTTCTCCTCGCTGACCGGTCTGGCCTACGCGGATACGAGGGCTCTCCATCCCCGTCACATCGGAACGACTTCGGAAGGAAGAAGGTATATCCGCATCCGCCGCGCCAAAACGGACGTGGAGGCGTTCATCCCGCTGCATCCCATAGCCGGACAGATACTGGAGCTTTACAACACCACGGATGACGACAGGCCGGTATTCCCGCTGCCGGTCCGCGACGTCCTCTGGTATGAGGTACATGGAATGGGCGTGGCATTAGGCATGAAAGAGAACCTGTCCTACCACATGGCCCGGCATTCGTTCGGGACCCTGACACTGACCGCAGGTATTCCGATAGAGAGCATCGCCAGGATGATGGGCCACACGAACATCGACAGCACGCAGGTCTACGCCCAGGTCACCGACCGGAAGATATCCTCGGACATGAACCGGCTGATGGAAAGAAGAAAGCCCGCGGCCGGCAAGGAAGCCGCAGGCTAAATAAAAACTGCCGCCGGAATCGTAAATGCAATTCCGGCGACAATCCTTAAACTTAAATACGATATTATACCAATGCAGGGTGATAGTTCTCCTCCAGCAGCCTCTCGATGTCCGACTGCCTGTACAGGATCTTCCCGCCAAGCTGGATATAGGGAATCCGTCCTTGGTCCCTGTAATCCTGCAGGCACCTGCG